ATATCTAAACTTCTATATGGACGCAAAACTTCTGCTTCAAAAGCATGAAAATGATTATAATCGTCTTCGTCGTTTGAAGTGGGAATACTATACCGGCAAACTCGATGATGAAACACTGAAACATTATGGTTGGAATCCTTTCCAACTCAAGATTCTCAAGCAAGATGTGTCAATCTATCTCGAAGGAGATGATGATCTAATCACCTCTGTGCAGAAAGTTTCTTATTACAAAGAAATGTGTCAATATCTAGACTCTGTGGTCAAGGAAATTACATACCGACACCATAAGATTCGTAACGCAATTGATTGGCAAAAGTTCTTAGCGGGGTCATGACCATACATATTGTGTATGGTAGATTTGATTATAGAACATGTAGATAGTGTCAATATAAGAGTTCGCTGTGAAAGAAGTGTCGCAAAAGAACTCTCAGATTTCTTTACATTCAAAGTTCCCGGACACACCTACATGCCTGCGTATCGTAATCGCATATGGGATGGTCAAATTAAACTCTACAACATGTTCAGTCAGACAATCTATGCTGGTCTTGAAAAATATGTTGTGAAGTTTGCAGAAGAACGCGGTTACAAATACGAAAGACAAATCAAAGAAGACAACAATTTCACTGAAGAGATTGTCGAGAAATACATCAATGAGTTTCTTCGACCTCAAATTCAGGGAAAGACCATACCAGCACATAAACATCAGATTCGAGCAATCACACATGCTCTTCGAAAAGACAGAACTCTTCTTGTTTCTCCGACAGGTTCTGGTAAGAGTATGATCATCTATGCTCTTGCTCGTTATTACTTCGATAAGATTCCAAAGCATAAAAAGATTCTTGTCATTGTTCCCACGACCTCTCTGGTTTCTCAATTGTATTCAGATTTTGCAGAATACTCAGGGGGTGGTTGGGTCAAGAATTGTCACACCGTGATGGCAGGAAAGCAGAAAGATGACTGCAAGTGTCGTGTGATTATTTCAACGTGGCAAAGTATTCACAAGATGCCAGCAGAGTATTTCAAGAAGTTCGAAGTTGTCTTTGGAGATGAGTGTCATTTGTTCAAAGCAAAATCACTCACAAGTATCATGTCAAAACTTGTTGATTGTCCCATTCGAATCGGAACCACAGGAACTCTGGATGGTTCTCTCACACACAAATTAGTGATTGAAGGATTGTTCGGACCTGTCTTTAAAGTAACAACGACAAAGAAACTTATGGACAGAAAACTTCTCTCAGACCTCAAGATTGACTGCCTTGTTCTGAAGCATTCGGAGTCAATAAGAGAGTCGATGAAGAGATGCACATACCAAGAAGAAATAGATTACATCGTAGGATCGCAAGAAAGAAATACATTCATCACAGACTTGACTTCAAGACTGAAAGGGAATACACTAATCCTATTCCAGTATGTGGACAAACATGGCAAAGTCCTCAATGAAATGATGAAACAAAGGTTCAAAGATAAGAAAGTGTTTTTTGTATATGGTGGCACAGACACCGAACAAAGGGAGCAGGTAAGACATATTGTAGAGAAAACAAATGATGCGGTCATCATCGCATCATATGGAACATTCAGCACTGGTATCTCCATTCGAAGACTACATAATATTGTGTTCGCTTCGCCTTCCAAGAGTCGAATTCGCGTTCTACAAAGTATCGGTCGTCAGTTGAGAAAGTCGGAGCATAAAGATGTCGCAAAACTTTACGATATTGCAGATGACCTGTCTTGGAAGAAGTACAAAAATCATACACTTCGACACTTTGAAGAACGCCTCAAAATCTATGAAGGTGAGGGGTTCGATTTCAAACCATTTCATATTAGTCTAAAGGAGAGTTCCGATGAGCAATAACAACTATCGTGTTTTGAAGTTAAGAAGCGGTGAAACTCTTATAGCATCATTAGTCGAAGATTCAAAAAACCACCTGAAAGTGGAACAACCATATGAGATCAAGCGTATGCACTATATGGATGCTCTCGGACAGAAGCATGAGAGTGTCATCTTCACTGATTGGTTGAAGTCAACAACACAGAAAAACTTTCGGTTTGGAAAAGATTATATTCTAGGAATATTCCAACCATCACCCGATACTCTTCGAGACTATCTCAAGGAGTTTGAACCAAAGAAAACAATGAATCCATACAGCGTATATGGTTTGTTCTCCACACCAAGCAACATGAAGGATCTTGAAAAAATGCTTGGAGGTATGGGAATAAATTTTGAGCAAATGGATTCAGAAATGGCAGAGGACGACATGGACTCTGAAGACTTTATCGCAAATCTAATTCAACAAAAGAAGTCACAACAGAATGAAAAGATTATTTCAGATGAAGACGATCCAAACTATGGATCGAACTATTGTGACTGGTCGCCAGACATTGAAGATTATATTTGACTTTGTGAATAAGTGTGTTATGATATGTGAGTAAATATGAAAGACCATTACATAGACAATAAAAAATTCTTTCAAGAGATGATCGAATGGAAGAAACTCGTTAACGATGCTGAAGACTCTGGTGAGGAAAAACCACCAGTCACTGAATACATCGGAGAATGTTTTCTTCTGATCGCAGAAAGACTCTCGATGCGTGCAAACTTCATCAATTACCCATATCGGGATGAGATGATTGGAGATGCGATCGAGAATTGTCTCATGTATGCAAGTAACTTTGATCCTGAAAAGTCTGCGAATCCTTTTTCATATTTTACTCAAATAATCTACTATGCTTTTCTTCGAAGAATACAACGAGAGAAGAAACAAAACTATATCAAATATAAACTCGTTGAAAGGGCAGACGAAACCGGAGACATAGCAAGACTTCTAGATCCTGATAAAATGTCGAAAGATCCATACGCTGAATTCTTCATGCTGTCTGACAATGACATTGATAACTTCACACCCAAGACAGAGAAGAAGAAGAAAAAAACAGCATCCAAACCAAAGTCCGATGACTCAAGTGAGTTATTCTAAGTCTGGAGGACACATGAAAGTTGCGATCATCACAGACACACATTTTGGTGCAAGAAACGACTCTCAACAATTCCTAGAATACTTTCTAGACTTTATCGAAAATCAGTTTCTACCAGAGTGCGAAAAAAGAGAAATCAAAAACATACTACACCTCGGTGATCTCATGGATCGTCGAAAATTTGTCAATTACAATACACTCAATCAAGTCCGAGAAAGATTCATTCAGAAACTTCAAGATTCTGAAATGTCAATATGGTGCCTCGTCGGAAACCACGACACTTACTTCAAAAATACAATCAATGTGAATTCTCTGAAAGAACTTTTCTCTGAGAGATTCTCATGCTTTGTTCCCATTGAAACACCACAGACACTTGATCTATCTGGTCTGAAGATCGGCATGGTTCCTTGGATCAATAAGGAAAATGAAAAAGAATGCTTGGACTACATCAATTCATGTGATGCCGATATTCTTTGTGGTCACTTCGAACTGAATGGTTACGAAGTGATGCGTGGTGTAAAATTTGACAATGGAATGGATCCAAGAAATCTTCGGAGATTCGATAAGGTTCTCTCTGGTCACTTTCATATTCGTCATCAGAAGAATAATGTTCACTATCTTGGAACACCATACCAAATTACCTTTGCTGATATGAACGAGAAGAAAGGGTTCTACATTCTCGATACAGAGACAAAAGAACTTGAGTTCGTCGAAAATACTCAAAAGATGTTTTTATCTCTTCATTACACAGACGAACTATATGATTCAAACCCTGATCTAAGTGAGTATCGTGATAAATATGTGAAACTCTTTGTTGGTGAAAAGAAAAATCAATCAAAACTTGATGACTTCATTGAAAGAATGTACAATGAGAAAGTTTCAAGTCTCACTATCATCGAAGACGACATATCCACACAGGATGAAACTGATAAGTTAGCAGATATGTCTCTTGATACATTGTCTATGATTTACAAAGAAGCAGAAGACTTCTATTCATCAATTGAGGGAATTGATGTTAATAAACTCAAACGTCTGATTCAAGACATATACATGGAGGCATTGTCCCAATGACAGAAGAAACACCAGAACCATCAAAAGGACTTGGTGATACCGTCGAGAAAATCATCACAAAAATTGGAGAGACAACAAACATAGAATTTATTCGAAGAAAGAAAGGTTGTGAATCTTGTCGTAAGAGAAAAGAGTGGTTGAATAAGCAAGTACCATATCAACAACCACAAGCAGAACAGACAGCAGATTGTCCCGATTGTGAAAAGAAGAAGAAACGATGTTCGAGGTGCAATAAGAAATGATTCAATTTCATAAGGTGAGATTCAGGAACTTTGGTTCCTTTGGTAATAACGGGACTGAGATACATC